GGTTCGGGTTACGTTGGTATGGCAAATGCAGTGATGTTTGCCAAGAAACATGATGTAACAATTTTAGACATTGATAAGTTAAGAGTGGCTTCAATTAATCTTGGAGTATCTACTATTGAAGATAAAGAAATATCTAATGAACTATCAGAAGGTAAGTTATCACTTAAGGCAACCCTGGATAAGAAGACGGCATATTCAGATGCTGACTGGGTGGTCATCGCAACACCAACTGATTATGATGAAGCAACAAACTACTTTAACACAGATACTGTTGAAGGTTGTATTAGAGATGCAGTAGAATATAATGCTGACTGGGATAAAAGTTCAACCACAATAGTAGTTAAATCAACTATACCTGTAGGATTCATTGACGATATGCAAGAGAAATATACAAAGTCAGTTATATTCTCTCCAGAGTTTTTAAGAGAAGGCACAGCGTTAAGAGACTGTCTAAGACCAGAAAGAATAGTAGTAGGTGATATTGGTTACAATGGTGAATCTTTTGCCAAACTTATTAATGAATGTATTATACAAAACTTTCCAATGCCGCCTGTTAATCTATGTGGTACAAGAGAGGCTGAATCAATTAAACTCTTTGCAAATAGCTATCTAGCAATGAGAGTTGCATTCTTTAATGAATTAGATATGTATGCAGAAGCAACTAACATGAATGCTTATTCTATTATAGAAGGAGTTACGGGTGATTCACGTATCGGTAGAGGTTATAGTAATCCATCATTTGGTTATGGCGGCTACTGTTTTCCTAAAGATACAAAACAATTACTAGCCAATTTTAGAGAGCATCACATACCTAACAAGATTATCCAAGGCATTGTATATGCAAAAGAGAATAGAAAAGATTGGATTTCATCAATGATAAGACAAAGAGATAATATATCAATCGTTGGAATCTATAGACTTGCCATGAAATCTGGTTCAGATAACTATAGGTGTTCAGCAGTACAAGGTGTCATTGATAGACTTACTAAGGCTGGAGTAAAGGTTATTATACATGAGCCTATGATTGAAGATACTAAATTTTTAGGTTGTATTATAGAAAATGATATAGATAAGTTCAACGAGCTATCAGATGTAATTGTTACAAATAGAATGTCTGATGATATCATTGAATCCAAAATCTATACGCGAGATATTTACAATAATAATTAACAAAACACTTTACTTTTATGTGGAAGTGTAGTATAATATACATATTAAATAAGAGAACACTATGAGCAAAATACTAGTAACCGGCGGAGAAGGATTTATTGGTTCTAATCTAATTAAGAGATTACTTAAAGAAGGACATCAAGTAGTATCAATAGATAATGGACATTCCAGTAAACATTCTAACCGACACGAAGGCTGTTGGTATCTTTATGGAACACCAATGGATTTATTTGGTGCTCTCCAACATCAAGAAAAAACCTTTGATTACATATTCCATTTCGGAGAATATGCAAGAGTAGAGCAATCATTTAATGATTTTGATAAAGTCATTGATTATAATCTAAGACACTTCCCAGAACTTCTAAAGTTTGCAAAACATCAAGATGCCAAAGTAATCTACTCTGGTTCATCTACTAAGTTTGCAAATAATACATCGGCCGCTAGTCCCTATGCATATACCAAAGCACAAAATACTGAATTACTAAAGAACTATTCAGAATGGTTTGGCTTAGATTACAGTATAGTTTATTTCTATAACGTATATGGAGATAACGAAATTAATGAAGGCCAATATGCAACAGTAGTTGGTAAGTTTATTAAAATGGTACAAGATGGTGCAACAACTTTACCAGTAACATCACCAGGTAATCAAGTAAGAAACTTTACACACGTTGATGATATTGTAGAGGGCATCTTACTTGCTGCATTTAAAGGAAGTGGAGATAACTATGGTATTGGTTCACCTGAACAACATTCAATATTAAATTTAGTTTCCTATCTTAATGTAGAACCAGAAATGCTACCAGAGAAGGCAGGTAATAGATTAAATGGCGAACTTAAAACTGCAAAGATAATTGATTTAGGGTGGGGATGTAAAAATTCCCTAAAAGACTATTTAGAAAATATAATAAATGGTCGTCACAATTGGTATGGAGAAACAAATGAATAACCCAGATTACGGAAAAATATCACTATGGATAGCTGCAATAGTATGTGCAATATTATTAACACCACATATCTTAGCATCAGATGAAAATGGAAATAGATATTGTCTAGCTCAAAACATATACTTTGAATCGGCCAATCAACCACTTGCTGGTAGAGTGGCAGTGGCTAATGTAGTTATGAATAGAGCAAATGATGCACAATTTCCTACTGAAATATGTGATGTAGTATATCAAGCTAAACTAAAAGAAAATTGGAAAGGCAATATGGTTCCTATTAGAAACCAATGTCAATTCAGTTGGTACTGCGATGGTAAATCAGATACACCTACAGATTCAACAACATGGATGGAATCATTATATATCGCAGAATTAGTACTATCAGGCCAATATCCTGATATAACAAATGGGTCCCTTTGGTATCACGCAGACTTTGTGTCACCATATTGGGCTCCATATTTAACCAGGGTTGTCACTATTGACAATCACATTTTTTATAAATAGGATTATATTATGCAAAAGAAAGAATATCAAGACCACTACGAATCGATATGTGAAGTAAGATGTACCGATAATGGTAGAACAATGGAAGTGGATGTATCACATTTTAAACCAAAGGATTTATGTAAGATATTGGTAGAGGGAAAGATTGAAGTCTATCTTAGATATAATTCAAAACACGATGAATATGTCGGCTCTAAAGCTGGTATGGAATTTATAACCAAGGGCCCAGAATATATGGGTTCATTTAAATATTAGGAGAAATAAATGATTAAAATGATTGGCAGTAATGTACTAGTTACTGAAACAGAAAAAGAAAATACTACATCAGGTGGTATTATATTAACAGAGGCAATTACAAAAGGTAGTAAACCCGGACTTGTTTTGGCCGTCGGCCCTCATGTTACAGATGTAGCAAAAGGTGATAGAGTATTCTTACAATGGGATAAAGCTATGGCAGTTGATGTAGAAGGTAAAGGTGGTGCTATTATTGATGAGTCGTTCATTAGGGCGGTACTAAATGTATAGATACAGAGTTTATATAACAAGAGTAGTTGACGGAGATACTGTCGATGTAGATATTGATTTAGGTTTCAGCACTATGCTAAGAAAGCAAAGAGTTAGAATGATGGCAATTGATACACCAGAATCCAGAACCAGAGACTTAGAAGAAAAGTTTTATGGTAAACAATCTAAATACTTCTTAGAAAGTATCTTAAAAGATAAGAAAATCCAACTAGTATCCCACGACAAAGGCAAGTTCGGTAGAATTTTAGGTGAACTCTTTATAGATGGATTAGAAACTTCAGTTAATCAAACCATGATTAATAACAATCATGCTGTCCCATACTATGGTGGCAATAAAGAAGAAACAGAAAACCATCATATGGCTAATCGTAAAGCTCTCAATGAGCAAGGTATTATTTACGTTGAAAAATAAATTTAAGACTGCATTTATGGAAGTCGCAGAAACATTTGCGGCTTTAAGTTCTGCTAAAAGAAAACAAGTAGGTTCTATTATAGTAAAGGATAATAGGATTATATCTATAGGATATAATGGAATGCCCAGTGGATGGGATAATGAATGTGAACTAACATTTATAAATGGTAATACAAGAACTAAAGAAGAAGTATTACATGCAGAAGATAATGCTATTGCAAAAGTTGCAAGGTCAAGTGAGTCTACAGAAGGTGCCGATATATTCTGTACTGCTATGCCATGTATTCATTGTGCTAAACTAATACACCAATCAGGTATTAAGAAAGTATATTATAGAGAAGATTATAAAGCTAATGTGGGTTATGGAAGACCCTTTTTAGAAAAGTGTGAAATAGAATTGGAGAAGATATGAGAGTAGGATTTACCTGTAGCACATTTGACTTATTACATAGTGGTCATGTTGCAATGTTAAGAGAAGCAAAGACTGCATGTGATTATTTAATATGTGCATTACAAAACGACCCATCGGTAGATAGACCAGAGAAAAACAAACCCATTCAAAATATTGTCGAACGCCAAGCGCAACTAGCCGCCATTAAATATGTTGATGAAATTTTAGTATATAATACAGAAGAAGAGCTATTAGATATCTTAGCAATGTATCAGATAGATGTTAAGATAATGGGCGAAGAATATAGAGATAAAGACTTTACTGGTAGAGATTTATGTAAACAGCGAGATATTGATTTTTACTTTAATAAAAGAGACCACAGATTTTCAACTTCAAATTTACGCAAAAGAGTTGAAGAAAACACTTTACAAGCAGAGTGATTTGTAGTATAATATACTTAATATTTAAACAGGAGAAGATATGCCATCAATAGATTTAACACCTAGGAAACCAAGAAATCCTAGGGATAAAAGACCTCAGAAACCAATGCCATTTGACGTTGCTCTAAGAAAGTTTAGAAAAGCAGTTGAAAGGGCTGGTACTCTGCAGGATGTACGCAGGAAGGAGTTCTATGAGAAACCTACTGCAAAGAGGAAACGTAAGAAGGCCGAGGCCATTGCACGTACAAGAAAACAACAGCGTATGGAATTACAAACGCAACACGGCAGGAGAAAAAGATAATGTCAGTAATGGATAAATTAAAAAAGAATTCGAAGATTAAGACAACATCAGTCTTATCTAAATCGATTTTCTTTATAGAAAAAGATATGGTACCCACAGAAGTGCCAATGGTAAATGTTGCCTTATCGGGTGATATTGATGGTGGACTTACATCAGGATTAACAGTATTGGCCGGGCCAAGTAAACACTTTAAGACAAGTTTTGCTTTACTTATGGCTGGAGCATACATGAAAGAACATGATGATGCCGTAATGTTATTCTATGATTCCGAGTTCGGTTCACCTCAATCATATTTCGAGGCATTTGGTATTGATACTGATAGAGTATTACATACACCAATTACAGATGTAGAACAACTCAAGTTTGATTTAGTAGGTCAGTTAGATAATATCGAGCGTGGTGATAAAGTAATCATTGTAATTGATTCTATTGGTAACCTTGCATCTAAGAAAGAACTAGAAGATGCCTTAAATGAAAAAGGTGTTGCTGATATGTCCAGGGCTAAGGCTTTGAAAGGACTTTTCAGAATGGTTACTCCATATCTTACTATGAAAAACGTGCCACTACTTGCAGTCAATCATACTTACCAAGAGATTGGACTCTTCCCTAAAGCTATCGTATCAGGCGGTACGGGTATTTACTACTCAGCTGATAACATTTGGATTCTAGGCCGTAGACAAAATAAAACTGGCAGTGATGTTACTGGTTATGATTTTATTATTAATGTAGAGAAGTCAAGATTTGTTAAAGAGAAATCAAAGATTCCAGTATCAGTATCATGGGAAGGTGGAATAGAACCATACTCAGGTCTACTAGAAATTGCCTTGGCTGGTAACTATGTAGTTAAACCAACTATGGGTTGGTATGCTAGAGTTGACCAATCAACGGGTGAAGTAGTACAGCCCAAAGTAAGACAGAAAGATACTCTTACTAAAGAATTCTGGGAACCTATCCTAACAGGTACGGACTTTGCTAAATTTATTAAATCATATTATCAAATCGGCCACAAACCTTTATTAGAAATTGATTTAGAAACCACTTTACAAGAAGAGTAAATTGATGTATAATATAACAGATAAAGATTATACTTTAGTAGAACAAGAAACTGGAGAGTTATCGGACTTCTATGGGATAAGATTAAAGACGGGTAAATGGAAAAATGTTGTTTTTGTATTCGGCAAGGTGTCTATCAAAGAAGATACTGTTGAAGATACAGCAACGATTTCCTTTACCTACAATATTCAAGACCCTAATGAATATGATGTAGAAGCTTTAGAAAAAGATGAAGAATTTAATGATTACTTAGGCTCTATTTTACAATATATTGTAACACAGTCCCTAGAAAAAGAAGAGGCACAGATTGGACATAAAACATCAACTACCGACACACATACTGAGCAACCTACTCAATAACGAAAGTTATTGCAGGAGAGTTATTCCGTATATCAAACCCGAATATTTTGAGGGTGAACACAGAACTGTCTTTGGTCTAATAACTGCATTCGTTGGAAAACATAATAAACTACCAACAGCAAGTGTATTAGAATTAGAACTTAGAAAGACAAGTGCTCATGATGATACACTTAATAGTGCATCTCAGTTGGTTAAAGTCTTAGTACAAAGTGAAGAAATAGATACAGATTATCTTATTAAAGAATCAGAGAAATGGTGCAGAGATAGAGCAGTCTATCTTGCTATTATGAATTCTATCGGTATCATAGATGGTAAAGATGCCGAACAATCAGAAGGTGCAATACCGGAAATACTTTCAAATGCTCTCGGTGTATCATTCGACCAAGCAATTGGCCATGATTACATTGATAATTCAGAAGAAAGATTTGATTTCTATAACACAAAAGAAGATAGAACACCATTTGATTTAGATTACTTCAATAAGATTACTAAGGGAGGCTTACCCAATAAGACCTTGAATATTGCTCTGGCCGGAACGGGCGTGGGTAAGTCCCTCTTTATGTGTCATTGTGCTGCATCAGTATTACAACAGGGCAAGAATGTTCTTTACATTACTATGGAAATGGCTGAAGAAAGAATTGCAGAACGTATCGATGCTAATCTAATGGACTTACCAATAGAACAACTCGCAAGAATTAATAAATCAACCTTTGATAGTAAAATACAAAAGATTGCACAAGCATCTATAGGTAAACTTATTATCAAAGAATATCCTACAGGTGCCGCTCATACAGGTCACTTTAGGGCTCTACTTAATGAGCTTAAAATGAAAAAGAACTTTAACCCAGATATGATATACATTGACTACTTGAATATTTGTTCATCTAGTCGTATGAAAGGCCTGGGCGGAAGTATAAATAGTTACTCTTACATCAAAGCCATTGCAGAAGAACTGCGTGGTCTTGCTGTAGAGTTTAATGTTCCGATAGTATCGGCAACCCAAACTACCAGGTCAGGATTTGGTAATACGGATGTCGGTCTTGAAGACACATCAGAATCATTCGGCCTACCTGCTACGGCTGACCTTATGTTCGCTCTTATATCAACAGAGGAACTAGAAGAATTAGGCCAACTCATGGTGAAACAATTGAAAAATCGTTATAATGATCCGACCAAATACAAAAGATTTGTTGTTGGTATTGATAGGAGCCGAATGAAATTATTTGATGTAGAAGAAAGTGCACAACAAGACCTTGTCACAGAAGTCGTGCCGGATAAACCAATTGCAACGTGGGGTGACAGAGAAAATAAAGACACGTTTGCTGAATTTAAAATATAGGAGAAATATATGAATATGTTACTTAAACTAAAAGACTGGTCATTAGATAGACTAAAAGAAAGAACCTCATTAGATGGTATCGGACTAATCGTACTATGTGGTTCAGTTATTTTATTCGGTGGTGTTGCTAAGTTACTTGCTTGGCTAGGCCTTGGATGGGGAATTTACACACTGGTAAAGAGTGACTAAAATATGTTTGACGTGAAACTTATATCATATTCGCAGCCACCTGCGGAGGTCGAGTTAAATCCCGACCTCTTGCAGATGGTCGCTTACTGTGCTAGGGTATCTAATCCTAGTAATCAGAACAATGAAGAAACTTCCGAGAAACTCGTTAAGTATTTAATTAAACATAAACATTGGTCACCATTAGAGATGGTCAGTGCTTGTATTGAGATTAATTGTCCACGAGACATTGCAAGACAAATTCTTCGCCATAGGTCATTCTCTTTCCAAGAATTCTCTCAGCGATATGCAGATCCAACTGAGGATTTAAATTTCGTTACAAGAGAAGCTAGATTACAAGATAAAAAGAATAGACAGAACTCTATTGAAAACTTGGATGAGTCCATCAATTATATATGGGAATCTTATCAAGAAGTTATTATAGAAAGAACTAAACAAGCTTATGATTGGGCTATCGAGGCAGGTATTGCCAAAGAACAAGCCAGGGCCGTACTGCCCGAGGGATTAACAATGTCCCGTATGTACGTTAATGGAACCCTTCGCTCTTGGATTCATTATATAGAACTAAGAAGTGCCAATGGTACTCAAAAAGAGCATATGGATATTGCCAAAGCAGTTGGTGATGTAATCTATAAAATCTTCCCAGTGGATGATGTAGTATAATGAAGCGTGGGGCTGTAGCGCAGTAGGGAGAGCGTCTGGTTTGCAACCAGAAGGTCGGGGGTTCGATTCCCTCCAGCTCCACCATTCTTATAACTAAATGTTACAAGAATGTAACACAATTGTAACAAAAAAGTCTAAGAAACCTCTTTACAAGCACGATTATGCGTAGTATAATAGTAGTATAAATTAATTAAGAGGACATAATATGAAAAACAAATTCCACGAACAGAACGTACAAGAGCTAGGTAATTATCTTACCAAGATTAAAGCTGACTATCACAGATGGCAAGATATAACAGAAGGTTGTATCAAAATCAAAACCCAAATGTTTGATGATTTTTGTGAAAGTCTATCTTATAAGGCTGGAAGAAACTATATCAAAGTTAGTTCTGGTCATTCAACTCATTCATTCATAGTAGCTAAACCCACTAAAGGTTTTAAAGAAGGAGATATTTTAATGGCCAAATCATGGGCCGCTCCAGCTACTAATTTTGCCAGAGGAAACATCTTCGAAGATTACACCATCAGATGGACAGGTGCTGTATAAAGTGCAAATTAATTCAACAAAACACTTTACTTTATACCTAAAGTGTAGTATAATAAACTTATTAAAAGGAGATATATTATGAAACAGTTAGACTTATTCCCAATGACCGAGTCAGAAATGAGGGACTTAGTAGGTGCCCCATCAATCCAAGAAGAAGAGACATGTGCTTGTGGCGCTTCACTAGAACTATGTCCAGATAATTATGAACACATGACCCACGGAGTTTAGATGTTAAGAGCTTTTAAAGAAATCACTAAATGGGAAGATAATACACTTAATCACACCTACATTCTTAACGAACACGGCCACCTAGTTGGCTTTAGAAGTACTATCAGTAAAGAGTACAAACAATTCAAATCACCTATGAAGCAATTCTCCAAGTCTAGGAGAAAGTTCATAGAATTAAAACCAGTAGAAAAATATATGGAGTCAGCATGAAACCTTGGGAAGTAATACAAAAACTAGAAACAGATAACTCAAGGTTATTTAAGGAAGATGTAGTTTCCCAACATATTGACAATAAAGAATTCCAAGACGGAGTAAAACTTGCTCTCAATCCCTTCGATACATTCGGCGTTAAATTGATACCTATTTCTAAGAAGGATGGTGAAGGGCTTGAGACAAGTGATTTTTGGAAACTAGCACTATCATTACAACATAGATGTTTAACAGGTAACGCCGCTAAAGATTCAATAGAAGAGACAATGAATAAAGCCACCATGGATGAGTGGAACTATTGGTATCGTAGGATTCTTCTTAAAGATTTAAAATGTGGTGTATCAGAAAAGACTATTAACAAGATGGGTAAAGATATTGGCTTTGAGATTCCAAGATTCCATTGTATGTTGGCGAGTAATGGTGAAAATAATAAACACATGAAAGGTGATTGCCTTATCGAGTACAAGTATGATGGGGTAAGAGCTATTACTATAGTAAATAACGGAAAGGCCACTATCTATTCTAGGAATGGTAAAGTATATTCCAACTTCCCTCATATTGAAGAAGCCCTAAGTCACCCAGAATTTGAGGGAATGGTATTTGATGGTGAGATTATGAGTGATAACTTTACAAGTCTTATGAAACAAGTACATAGAAAAGAAGGAGCTCAAACAGAAGATGCTTATCTAGCTCTCTTTGATATGATTAGTTTAGAAGAATTTAATACAGGAGTTTCCATAGACGGCTGTTACGATAGAAAACTTAATATGGAAGATTCACTCTTTGGTCTATTACCAGATTGTATTAGATTAGTTGATTATGAATTTATTAACCTAGAACAAGAATATGATGTATTCATGCAGATTAATAAAGAGGCCATAGAAAATGGTTATGAAGGAATTATGGTTAAACCAGTAGATGGTTTATACGAATGTAAAAGAAGTAATGCTTGGTTTAAAATCAAGCCATTTATAGAAGTAACCCTATCGGTAGAAAGTATAGAAGAAGGACAGGGTAAATTCGAAGGAACAACAGGTGCTCTAGTTTGTGAAGGCCACGATGAAGGTGTTGATATTAAAGTCAATGTCGGTGGTGGTTTAACTGATAAGATTAGAGATAGTATTTGGAAAAACCAAGATGCTGTATTAGGCCAGTTGGTGGAAGTTAGAGCAGACTCTATTTCACAAAACCAAGATGGGACTTATTCATTAAGATTCCCAAGATTTAAAACATTTAGAGGGTTCGTCCCAGGAGAAAAACTATGAAAAGCAGAATAGAATATAAAGGTATTGAAAAAGACACAAGTATCGTGTGGAAGCCAAAAGTATATGACGACCCTTTCAAGTTTGATTATGATACAGTAAAGGCAAGAATTGAAACTGCAGAACAGGCAGGATTTACTGATGATGTTGCCACAATTAAGAAGAATATCAAAAGAGTTGTCTCGGATAACCCTGGCATGTTTGATGACTTCTTGGAACTAGTGTAATGGAAGTATATAGTTGGAAAGTCCTCGCCCAAGAAAAGGGTGGGGGCAAAGTAGTTGCCGAATATATATTTGCCGTAGAAGATGATGCAAATAGATTTCATAAGGATATGGTGTATAAAGGATATCTTTCAACAATAGAGAGAATAAAATGCTAGAATATTTTATTATAATGATACTAATGGTAGGTTGCAGTTATACTTCTTATAACATAGGTGTTAAGACTGGTGCCGAAGGCTGTTTAAAAGAACTTCTAAAGATAAAAGTTATTCATGTAGACAACGACGGAAATCTAAAAGCCGGAAATAACTAGGTCTCCAAATATTATAAATAGTTATATCAAATACTTTACAAAGCGTTAAAAGTATATTATAATATCTTTATTAAATAAAACGGAGACAATATGATAAGATTTAAAAACAGTTTTATGACAGAAGAGCTTAGTGCTCTATCAACTACTGATGATAATCTCAACGCTGTAAAGTTAGTACAAGCAATAGATGATGCAATTTCATCTATAGACACTGAAGTGGAATTAGACCTAAGAGCAGGTAAATCTAATTCTAAAAAGATTGGAATTTCACAATTAATGGACGATAAGTCCCGTAGAAACTTCTCACAACTTGCAAGAGAAATTATTGAAAAAGAACCTAACTTAGAACTCATTAAGATATCAGGTGCAAGAGCAGAAAAAGATTATTACTTTAAACATAAAGATATGGAAAAAGCCATATATGTAAATGCTAGACCCAAAGGTGGTCGTAGTTCTTTAGGTGATGATCCACATGAACTTATGACTGCTGCCTTATGTCTATTCCCTAAGAAACATACAATTACTAATTCAGATGAAATGGATAAAATGATTGAATTAGTAAGAGCACAATTAAAGAAGGTAAAAGGATATAAACAAAGCCAAGTAGATTCACTAGTTGGTAGTTATTCTAATCTAGCACAAGCAGTATCGGCCGCTAATGTTATTATCGATGCAGGATATGGTAATGCTGACATGGTTTATCTTACTGGTCAAGCATGGGATAATGATGTAAAACAATTCCAAATGTCAAAATATGGAATGCAAGATTTTAATTCATCTGACTTTATTATTAAGAAAGGTAATAAATTCCTAGGGGTATCTTTAAAGAAAAAGAAAAGAGTCACAGAGGAAGACCCAACACTTATTAATAAGTCATTCACAAAATTACTTAATGAGCCAAAACTTAAAAAACTTAAAGAAGCAGTTGAAGAAGATGCTGGTAGGTTTTATGTTCATGTAATTAAATTAGCTCAGAGACTAAGAAAAAGATATCCTGATATGATGTCTGATGAACTATTTGATGACCTTAATAAGAATCCAGTAACTACTAAGAATTGGAAAAAGTATGTTAATAGAATTCCTAATGACCTTATTAATAGAGTATTAAAGGGTAAAAGAACATTATTTAAAATGATGGGCGAAACGATATTATCTAAGTCAGACTTATTTTCAAATATTCTAGTTCAGTTAATATTTAAATCAGACTTAAAAGAACTAAAGAAAGTTAATTTTGATTTTGCATTAGTTACGGGAGTTGGTGACTACGGCCCTAAGAAAGGCGTTGTAGTAGAAGGCGGAGAGTATAAAGACATTGATTCAGTATCAAGCAAACTAGATGATTTATTTTCTCAAGGTAAACCAATAATGAAATATACTCCGGGTGCAAAACAAGCATTCGACCCAGGCTCAGGAGCGGCTAATTTAAAGTTTACTTTATTTATTGGCCCAGTTGCAGTATGTAATATTATATTAAGATACAAAGGTAACTTTTCAAGTGCACCTAATTTCAACGCAATGATGACAGATGAATTTAAGAGGTTATATAAATGAGAAGATTAAGTAATTATACACCTCTACACGAGGCAGCAAAGAATACTCACATGACCCACATTGAAGATTTAATTATCGATGGAGGAGTCAAGGGGGCTCGCCAAGCTATCCTAGCGCTTAGAAGTCTACGGGATATGCTATCAGGTAACACCAAGGCACCAGTGGATGTTACCGTGAAATGGGACGGAGCCCCCGCCGTATTTGCTGGAGAACACCCAGAGACGGGTGAATTCTTTGTTGCTAAAAAAGGTATCTTCAATGCCAATCCAAAAATATATAAATCACATGAAGATATTAAAGCAGACACATCGGGTGACCTAACTAAGAAACTTATAATGGCATTCGATACTTTACAAAATATAGGAATCAAAGGAGTTATACAGGGTGACTTTATGTTTGATAAGTCAGACCTTAAAAAGGAGAAGATAAATGGAATTAGTCATATTGTGTTTCATCCTAACACTATCGCTTACGCAGTACCTACTGACAGTGCTCTCGCTAAGGAGATTGGAGCAGCTAAGATTGGAATTGTTTGGCATACAACGTATAGTGGAGCAACGTTTGAGACAATGAGAGCCGAGTTTGGTAAAGAGATAGTACCTAAGTTAAAGAAGTCAAAGGATATATGGATGCAAGATGCTACATTACCTGACCTTTCTGGTACGGCAACTCTTACTAAATCAGAAACAGAAGAACTAAATAAAAATCTTTCAGAGGCTGGTAAAGTATTTAAAAAGATTGCTTCTACTACACTAAAAGAGTTAGAGTCTAATGCTGAATTAAATATGTTACTTAATGTATATAACAATTCAAAGGTAAGAGAAGGTCAAAGAATTACTGATACTAAGAAACATGCAACTGGTTTAGTAATGTGGATTAATAATAGATATCAAAAAGAGATTGATAAAAGAAGTTCAGACAAAGGTAAACAGACTCAAGTAGATAAACGAGATGCATTACTTAAATTCTTTAGTAAAGGTAATATAAAGAACCTAAAATTAATCTTCGATTTACAGAATTTTGTTGTAAATAGTAAATTAATTCTTATAAATAAACTTAATAGTCTTAACAAAATTAATACATTTGTTAAAACTAAATCCGGATTTAAAGTAACCAACCAAGAAGGTTTTGTTGCTATAGATAGAATGGAAGGTGGCGCTGTAAAGTTAGTTGATAGGTTAGAATTCTCCTATAATAACTTCAGTAAAGATATAATAAAAGGTTGGGATAGTCCTAACTAATATGGGAACCAGGGATAAATGAAAGTCAAAAATTTCAGTGACTACATAGTCGAAGCATCTAAAGAAATAACGGTCGTGTTTGGTAGATTTAATCCACCGACAACTGGCCACGAAAAACTATTTGAGACACTCAAAAAAGTATCACGTGGTGGTCAGTATAGAATATATGCATCACAATCCCAAGACCCTAAAAAGAATCCTCTTAAATTCAAAGATAAGATTAAGTTCCTAAGAAAAATGTTTCCTAGACATGCCAGAAGTATCATGGCAGACGGAGACGTGCGTACTATAATTGAAATTGCAACTAAGTTATATGACCAAGGGTTTACTAAAATGGCAATGGTTGCAGGTTCAGATAGAGTAAAAGAATTTGAAATTTTACTAAACAAATATAATGGTGTTCAGGCAAGACATGGCTTCTATCAATTTGAAGGAAGTATTAAAGTTATCTCTGCAGGGCAAAGAGACCCGGATGCAGAAGGAGTGACAGGGATGTCCGCCTCTAAAATGAGAGCAGCGGCTGCAGAAGGAGATTTACAATTATTTTCTAGTGGTCTTCCAAGTGGTTACACTGGTTCAGCTGAGTTATTTAATGCAGTAAGAAAGGGGATGGGTCTTAAAGAAGAGAAAAGCTTTAGGTCTCATATAGAACTACCTACAGTATCAGAAACAAGAGAAAAGTTTATCTTAGGAAACTTATTTAATATTGGTGATATAGTAAGATTAAAAGAGAATAAAGAAGAGGGTAAGATTATCACCAAAGGTGCAAATTATCTTACAGTATCTTTCTCTAATGGTAATAAAAAAGTTTGGTTAGAACAAGTAGAACAAGTAGAGAGTAAGAACTATTACTCTGGTCTTGCAAAGTCAACTTCAGCTAAAAGAAAAGCCCACTTTAAGAAGGGTGCTGAAAAAGATGATAATAATCCAGCGGCATATAAACCAGCTCCTGGAGATGCAAGAGCAAAAACAAAGCCATCCAAACACACTAAGAAATATAAAGATATGTATGGTGAAATGGCCAAACATTTAAGTTTTGAAGATTATGTAGTTAATGAAGGTAAGGCTGATGATGCTTTAAAGAAGAAAGCAGACAAGTCAGGAATGCCATTAGCTATATTAAAGAAAGTATTTGATAGAGGATTTGCCGCATGGAGAACAGGCCATAGACCAGGAACGAATCCAACACAATGGGGGTTAGCAAGAGTCAATTCTTTTGTAACCAAATCATCAGGAACATGGGGTAAAGCAGATAAAGACTTAGCCGCAAAAGTAAGGGGAAATTAAATGAAGTTTAAACAACTAAGAGAAAAATATAGAAGTAAATACCCTGCGTCTTTAGTAGCCGCAGCAGTAAAAATTGCAATTGATATGGGCGGTAATATGACCGGGGCCTATAAAAAGATTGAAGCAATGAAAAGAGGTCTTGCGGATGACCCTATTGTTAAGGATGCATTAAAACAAGCTAACGAATCAGTTAATGAAGAGTTGGGTGAAGTAAGACCTTTTAAAAAGGGCTGGTCACCAGCTGAATGGAGAATTGTAAGAAAAGATAAAAAGATTGAAAAAGATATAGAAAAGTTTTATAAGTCTATGGGTGGAAAGTATGGTGACCCTAGAAAAGCCATGACAGTAAAACAAGCCGAAAAGAATATTCCATATTTATATAAACACGTTGTTAGTAATTTTGGTGTTGTTAATAACACTTCATTGGCCAATGCTATTATGAAATTTTATGACCATTGGGATGATGGTAAGGGTGTTTATAAATATGAATCTGTTAATGAAAATTACAACCAAGACTTAACTCTTGCTACTAAGAACATAGCAAGACTTTCTAATAAAGAAACTGGTCAAGATAAGAAAGACTATCAGGCAGTATCTCGTGCACTTGCTCAAGGTAACCTTGGTGCAGTTAAGAAAGTAATCAAAGGTATTTCAACAAAAGAGATTCAAGCTGACTTATTAAATATATTAGTAGGTTATAATGACCTAATTGCTAAAATGTATCCTAAGGCAGTAGACAATAAGGGTAATCTTAAAAGTGGTCTAAGTGTAGATAAGATGATTAAGGAAGATACAGTTGAAGAAGCTACCTTGGCTCAATTAAAAAGAAAACATAAACGTCACATTGATAATTTCAATAAAAGAAATAAAGACTTACCTAGTAATGTAGAAAAAGATTTAATGAAATATGCAATGGATAATGATGGTGTTGGCGATGACCCAGATGATTTTGATGATTGGTTAGTACAGAACATTGAAGAAGTTGTTTCTCCAGAAGAGAAAGCACAACTTGCTCTAAAACATGCCAAAGAATTAGAAACTCTTAAAAAGAAGCATGAAAGAGAAAAAGAAAATATGAAAGAAGATACCATTGCAGAAGCCAAAGTATCTTTCTATGGTTCAGAAATTAAAGGACTAATTGACCCAAAGAATAGAGTAAATAAGTGGACGGCTAAACCCGTAGACTATAAGGGTAAGTTAGGTTATAAAATAACAAATCAATTTGGTGATTTCGAAACACTAGATTTAAAGGCATTCGCAAGGAAGTTCGGATAATGAAAAAATTTAAAGAGTTTAGACAAGTAGATGAAGCCAAAAACTTAATCCCAGTAATTCAGACTATAGTTAAGAGTAAGGGAGCTAAGAAAGTTGGTGGAGTTATGTTAGATATGTTTACTGCATCTATGATTATATCAGTTTATGATAAAGTAAGTGATGCAAATAAGAAGAAGATGGAAAATTCAAACATTGAAACTTTAGTACACATTGCACAAAAAGTTATGGGTATGAAATAATGAATACCTTTAAAGAGTTTAACGAAAGTCTCTGGGATAATATCCACAAGAAAAGAAAGAGTGGAAAGACTATGCGTAAACCTGGGTCAAAAGGAGCTCCGACCAAACAAGATTTTGAAAGGTCAAGAAGTGAAGATATTGATGAAGCACCATTAGTCATGCATGATAGTGATATGATTAAAACTTTATTTAATAAAATTGAAAATGATATGTTAAAGAATAATAGAAGTAAGAAGTCAGAAAAGAATTGGCCAGTATTACAACAACTTGCTAAAATTGCTGGGTATGGTATTACTAAGTCTGGCCAAGATAAGAATAAATCATTTAGGTACGATTTAAAGAAATGATAAAGTTTAAAGAACACTTTAATATAGATGAAGGGGTTAACGACCCAGCAATATTTAAAGCAGTATTCCTTGCAGGTGGCCCTGGTTCAGGTAAATCATTTGTAGTTGGTAAGACTTCTTTATTAAGCTTAGGGTTTAAACTTATTAACTCTGATATTAATTATGAAAATGCTCTTAAAAAGGCTGGACTAACAATGGAGCCTGAAGATATATTTTCTGCTCAAGGTCAAGCATTAAGAGATAAGGCTAAGAAAATTACTGGCCTACAATTAGAGTTAGCTTTAAAAGGAAGATTGGGTGTAGTTATAGATGGAACTGGCAAGGATTATGGTAAGATTCAAAAGAGTGTGAATCAGTTAAGAGATTTAGGTTATGCAGTACACATGATATTTGTTAATACAGATTTAGAGACTGCACAA